AGTAAAATCAATGTCTTAGCCAGAGAGACGCAGCATCGCGGGTCCCATGAGCCGCATTTGCCACCCCCGTACCCCTAGAATCAATGTCGATTTCGAAAACACGGGTAAAGGGAGCGTTGTTGTTGTTGTTGTTAGGCCTCTTCGATCAGAGTCTCTCCCGTAAACACGCGCCTCTTTAGCCTCTTCGCCACCACAGCCCACCAAGTCAGGAGCCCCTTAGCATGGCCCTCGAATCCGCAACGTATATCAACGATCTCAACGCAGCGAACCCCGCAGCTACAGACGGCCTTGCCCAAGCCGACGATCACTTTCGCCTCGTGAAGGGCGCTGTGAAGGCCACGTTCCCCAACGTAACCGGCGCTATCACCGCAACTCACGGTGCCATAGACGCTGCAGCTACGTTTGCTGGAGCCATCACAGCCTCAGTCGCTGAGATCAACGTCCTCGATGGTATCTCTGCGGGTCTCACGTCTACCGAGCTATCTGTGCTGGACGGGGTCACAGCATCCACAGCCCAGATCAATGCGTCTTCGCTCATTGGTACCCTGCCTGTCGTGGGAACCCTAGCCGAGGGCAGCGTTGTCGTCGGTAACTCTAGTTCCGTGGCCTCTGCGGTCGCCATAGGAGCCTCGGGCACAGTGCTTAAGTCCAATGGCACCACGATATCATGGGGCGATGGTACCCCTGCCCTTGCCCGTGGTCAGATCCTCTATGGTCACGCAGATGGAACCACGCAGGTTCTCAGCGCAGGCACCAGCGGCCAAGTTCTAAGTTCTGATGGTACCGACGTTTCGTGGACAACCCCCGTAACTCCCGCCGCTGGTGTGGGCGACGGCCAACAATGGTATAATATGACGGGTAGTCGCAGCATGGGTACCAGCTACCAAAACACCACAGGTCGAGCCATCATGGTTTCTGTCGCTACAGTGATCAGCACAGAGAAGTTCCTGCAGGTCAGCACGGATGGCTCATCTTGGGTCAACATTGGTACTTTAGGGGGCCACGGAGGCATCAACGATTCTGGGGCATCACAAGCTATTGTACCAGCGGGGCACTACTACAAAGCGACCGGCGGATTGGCAATTGTTGCTTGGGCAGAGTTGCGCTAGCTATGCCAAATCTCCCCATCCGTGGCCTCGGTGTCACCGGCGTCATTACAGACGTCGAGCCCTTCAACCTCCCGATCAACGCCTTCGACAGGGCCCTCAACGTACGCTTTGCAGACGGCGCAATCTCGCGCTCTCCGGTCTTCCGCACCTTGTTGTCGAGCGTATCCTTTGTGCCCGTGATGGCCCACGGTATCTTTAGCAGCACCGGCTACGACAGTGTCCTGCTTGTCTCCGACCAGTTCCAGCTACATGAGTTCTCCAATGGTACTTTGACCAACCGCTCGGGGGCCATTGGTACCTTGAGTGCCTCTGCCGGTGCTTCCGTCACCGCTACTGTTTTGTCTGACGTAACCTACGTTAATCGTGAGGATCGGGTGCCTGTCTTCAGAGGGCCCAACGGAACTGACTTTGCCGACCTCACCTTCTGGCCTAACAGCTTTAGAGCCAAGTCTCTCAGGACCTACGGAGACTTCCTTGTCGCTCTAAACACCAGCGAGGCTGGCACCAGCTACCCCAACAGGGTTCGCTTTAGTGACCTTGCCCTGCCTAACTCAATCCCGACGACATGGGACGAGACTGACCCCACCAAGTCAGCAGGGACCAACGACATCATCCAGATGGAGACCCCTATCGTTGATGGCCTGAGCCTAAGCACCAACTTTATCATCTACAGCAGCGACCAAGTCTGGTTGATGGAGTTTGTTGGTGGCGCGTTCATCCATAACTTCCGCAAGATCTTCAGTAGCTGCGGGGTCATTAGCCAGAACTGTGTCGTCGAAGTCCAAGCCAAGCACTTTGTATTCGATACCGACGACATCTGGAGCCACGACGGGACCACGAAAGAAAGCCTCGTCGATGATCGCATCAGGTCCTATGTATTTGATGCCTTAGATAACTCAGCCACGCATCACTGCTTTGTCTATCACAATCACCCGCTGTCCGAGATTTACTTCTGCTATCCAAGCTCTGATGATATGACCACGGATCGCCCAGCCTTTGCTCCAGTCGGTGCCAACCGAGCCGCTGTGTACAACTATCGCTACAATACGTGGTCGTTCATGGATCTCCCTCACGTCGTCTCAGCTACCACAGCTAACATAAACTCTGTGCGAACTTACGACACCACGACCCTCGTCTACGATACCGCTGGGGGCACCTATGCCGCTCAAGACGCTGGCTTTGATCGCCACGCCATCATGGTAAGCATAGGCAACTCGACAGAGGCCGTGAACGCTACAGGCAGGGCCATCACAGTGCCTAAGTTGTATGGCGTCGATCTCAGCGACAACGGCTCACTAAGTCAGCCTCTCGATGCTACGGCCACGGGGCAACCGTTTGTCGAGCGAACAGGGATTGACCTAGACGAGGTCGAGATACCTTTGTCAGGGTACAAGGTCATAACCAAGATCACGCCACAGGTGGTCACGGCTAACTCAAGTAAGACCTTTGACTTTACCTTTGGATCTGCGCCCCTCGCCCCTGACGTGCCTAACTATGGTGCCAAGCAAACAATAGATACCAACGCAGATCACAAGCTCGATACACGGCAGGGCGGCAGGTACTTGAGCTACAAGATGACCCTCGACGCTCCTGACAACAAAGACTTTGCCTTAAGTGGCTTTGATCTCGATGTCGTCGTCACTGGCCGTCGCTAATTATCATCACAGAAACACACACAACGATAAGGAACGTAAACTATGTCAGCAATGTCTGATTATCTAGAGAACAAGCTGCTGGATCACATCCTTGCAACTACAGCGTTTACCAAGCCAAGCGCCGTATACCTAGGATTGTCTATCGCCAGCATGGGCGAGAACGCCGGTGGCACTGAGCTTTCGGGCAATGGTTATGCACGGGTAGCCGTGGCCTTCGATGCTGCCTCTGGCGGCACGACGGACAACACGGCAGTCGTAGATTTCCCAGCCTGCACTGGATCTAACTGGGGCGCAGTGGCCTATTGGTCCCTCTGGGATGCATCCACCGGCGGCAATATGCTCCTTCATGGTGCCTTTACAAGTGCAAAGACCATCGAGGTCAATGATGTACTTAGGGTTGCAGCAGGCGACCTCGACATCACCGCAGCGTGAGTCAGCTACTTGAGTGGTGCTATGAGCGACTGGCTGGAGCCGCAGTTCCTCGACCACTTACTTGGCGTGAGTGCGTTCTCAGCCCCATCCGCGTTGTATCTTGGCCTGTCTACCGCTTCTGGTACGGGCTTCGGCGACGACGGAACAGGGACTGAGTCATCCTTAGCTCGGCAGTCGATCAGCTTTAGCGCACCTAGCAATACGTCGATTTCATCGATCGCCGCCGCCATTGAGTTTCCACGGATCACAGGGTCTGCTGAGACCATCTATGGCTGGGGTGTCTTTGATGCTGCGACCGGCGGTAACTTGCTATACTATGGCAGCTTCCCCGCCTCTTCGATTAGTCTAAGCACCGGCGACAGCTTTACTGTCCCTGCAGGTAGTGTGAGCATTGGCGTCTCTGGTACTCTCCAGCCCTATGCGTTCAAAGCGTGGTCGGACCATTGTCTCCGCAACACGTCGTGGACAATGCCCTCTGTGCTTTACCTTGCGCTTGACCGCACTGGGTCATCCGTAGGCCCTGCGTCTGCCTCGTTTTCAACGCTTGGCGGCAGCTTTGACGAGCCACGCTGGCACGACTGGTCTACCGGCACAGTGACGCATAACTCTAGTGGCACTGCCGATCAGCAGAATGCGCGGGTACGAGCGGGTGTAATCAATGGATCTGGGGAGACCTATGGCGGCTACCAGCGTTGCAGGCTTGTGTATAACGCGGCGAGTAACGGCTCGGCTTCCTTGGACTACTCAATCACCCGCGACGATGGCCGTTGGTACAATGACCAATCCCGCAATAGCAACTGGGACAGCACCAACAGTCGTCGCCAGAACACGGGCAAAACTGAGCTACGCAAGTGGACTGACCGAGTTGAGTTTCCCATCGCGGGCAACAGCTACCCAGTCGTCGGCGCTGCGTCTACACCGCCCTATGGCTCGGGCGTAGGTTACCGGACAATTGATAGCTGGTCTGTGTTGACAGGGTCAGGCGTTGTTACCGGAAGCTATAGTCCAAGCTCGGGGGAACAATACGGAACAATCACAGGCTGGGGCATCTTCGACGCTGAGACCCCACAGACCGGCAACCTTCTTATGCGCGGCACCTTTGCCAGCAACATTGATGCCACCGCACATAAGGACGTCGTTCGTATCCCCGCATCGTCGTACACGGTGACTGCGGCATGACTACATTAAAGAGGACACAGTAGTATGGCGAAGCTAGCCAATAGGGCCAAGATGACCATATCATCGACGGGCACAGGGAACATAACTCTGGCATCCGCTGTTGCAGGCTACCAATCCTTCCTTGACGCAGGAGTCTCAGACGGCGACCGAGTGCGTTATATTGTGGAGCAAGGCGCAGATTGGGAGATCGGCACGGCTGCTGTAAGTAACAATAGTACGGTGCTTGTGAGAACTGTCGAGGAAAGCAGCGCCGCCAACAATGCTGCACTGAACCTGACCTCAAGTGCAAAGGTATTCATTGGGGTCACTGCCAATGATCTTGACAACGCCGCTCCTATTTTTACGACAACGCCACCTACATCGCTACTTCTTCAAAACGACGGCAGCACGGCTGTAACGCTAACCGCAAAAGCTTACGACGAAGCTGGCATACCGATCAGCTATGATTGGGATGCTTGGGCCAGCGGCGGCACCACGATTTACGACGCATCTTCACTGCCTCCACAGCTTGCCTCTGCACCTTCGATCAACCAATCAACGGGTGTTTATAGCCTCGTTGGCTCTAGTAACTCAAACAATGCTGGGATCATGAATTTCCGAGTAAAGGCTTCGGATGGTGTTAAAGTTGCAACAAACGTAACCTCATGTGACCTATCATTTTTTACCAATATTAATCTGGCTAACGCACAAACAAGGGCTAGCAACACGTTGGCTGCAACGACAACGGTCAATCAACTGGAGATAAGCACAAATACTCTGTCAACTAACCAAGATGCTCTGTATTTTCCAGAAGGTGCTTATTCTTCCTCTGCTCCAAACATGGCTGAAGGCAAACGATACCTTGAGATTAAATGGACAGGTGGGGACAGCAACGCCAATCGATATTTGATTGGTATTGGAGACCGGAATGCTCTGCACACTAACGCCACTGGCACAGGTTACGCTGGGTCAAGTTGTCTCTACATGTATTTGTACGATGGTACCCACTATGGCGCAAATACCAGTGCCAGCGGGTTAGGCTCACATTCAGTAAACGATATAATCCAAATCGCCTATGACACTAATGCGGGGAAGGTGTGGATGGGAAAGAATAACACTTGGTCCAACCAAACAGGTACGCCTGCTAGTGGGTCAGGAATTAGTTTAAGTTATGCAAATGGATATGCTCTTTGCGTGGCTGACGGCTGGTCCGCAGGCACAAACATAATCCTCCAATTACAGCACGGCAACTACACTATGCCCACCGGATTCTCACGTTTCTGATACAAGGCTTGAAGCCGCGCACAATAACTTTACCCAAACGGCGACATGGGATGGATCATAAATGGCTTTTGAAACTGCGCCAATGGGCGGTCAGGTCCTTGGGACCGATGGCTCAACGTCCACTGGCACCTCGACCAACATCCTGCAGTCTCACCCTGCTAGCGGCACTGTCGCGGTCACTGCAAGCTCTCCCACGGCTGGGGCAACCAAGGGCGCAGTCGCCACAGGCTCTCTCGCAGTCACAGGTGACGTCACAGCCAGCGGAGTGTTTCACGCCAGCACTGACGCTCCATCGACCACTGTATTCACTGTCACCGTTGCCAGTGGTACCAATGTCTATGGCAGTGGTAATAAGTACTTTATCAATGGCTCTATCGCCACCCCGCTGACCCTGTACGAGGGTAATACCTACCGCTTTGATCAAAGTCACAGCAGTAACAGCAATCACCCGTTGCGCTTTAGTACCACGGCTAATGGCACCCACGGGGGTGGGTCCGAGTATACCACCGGCGTTACCACAGCGGGCACAGCGGGCTCATCAGGAGCGTACACAGAGATCACTGTACCAGACGGTGGTCCTCCCCTGCATTTCTATTGTGCATATCATGGGGGCATGGGTAACTTTGCCGACACGCCCACAACGATTACCGCTGCTGTCACAGGCACGGGCATCGCCAGTCGCATAGCCGCCTCCGACACGGCCTCTGGTGCTCTTGCAGTCACTGCCACGGCCACAGCAATCTCGGTCGAGGTTGTTCTCCTAGCAAACGTCGATATCACAGCCACAGGGGCCGCTGAAGCAGGCCGAGTGCGTGGCACCGACAGCACCACCGGCAACGATCTTGCGATCACTGACGTTGCCCGCGCAAGCGCCATCTTCGGCATGGTTGGATCAGGCGACGTTGCGTCTACGGCCACGGGTGTCGCTAGCCGCATCCTTGGAATGGTCGGCTCGGGCACAGCAGCTATTACCGGCACTGCTCTGGTCCTGCCAGACCCAACTAACTACAGCAACAAAAGTGTTGTTTCCTCAACGACAAGTGCCGCCACCACGTTCACAGGCTCTGCGACCACTCCAGCCCGCGTAAAGTACGCTGTAGGTACTGGCGACCTTGTAGTCACAGGTACTAGTGCGTCTACTGCCATATTCTCCGCTCAAGCCTCGGGAACAGCAGCAATAACCGGCACAGCACAGCACAGTGCTGGCGAAAAGTACGCATATCCCGTCACAGCAAACATTGACCTGACCGGCAGTAGCCCTCAGATCCTCATAAGCGTCAGGGCATTCCCAGAAACTGCGACTATTGCAGCAACTGTCGCATCGCCCGTCTTCATTAGGCACCGCCAGCGAGATGGCAGCGCCGACGCCCCTGTTGTCACAGGCACCGGCGAGGCCCGCCGCTTTCGCCTTGTTAATGGCGCTGGTGACGTCGCGTCTACAGCCACAGGTATCGCAAGTGCCATCCTCGGCACTCAAGGCGCAGGGAGCACTGCAGCCACCGTCACGGCTACTGCGATCAAAATCAGGGTCATGTCGCCAGCCAGCGGAAGCATCGCAGTCACCGAGACCGCAGAGGCGCTGCGTGTTAGGGGCGTAATTGGATCAGCGACTGGTGCTGCCACAGCTACCGCTGACGGCATCGTGCTTACGCTCAAGCTGATGCAGGCGGCGGCTGACGTTGCTGTAACTGAGGTTTCCAATGTTTATCGCATACGACCACGGGTAGGCGCAGCGGCTATTGCGGCCACTGGTACGATTGACGTCAAGGCTAT